CGGATTGAGGTACGAAAAGACGGCGCGAAGGTCATACAGTCCGCTGCCAGCAGCAGCGTCCTCGCCTCCACGCCGTGTCAATGACCACTCGCTCATGGTGCCGATCAGGGCTCCGAGGGCAGGGATCTCGACCTTGCCCTTCTCGCCTCTGATCTTCTGGAAGATGCCGTTCGGCACGTAACTCCTCCGACTGGTTGCGGAGTGAAGTGTAGGGGTGGCAGCCCGGGTCGGGAGGGATCATCACGACCCGGGCCACCCTCTGTTCAGACGGGGATCACGCGCCCGTGAAGACCGTCCATGCGCCCGCTGCACGGAAGTTGCCGGTCACCCGGATGGCGTCCGTGTTGCTGGCCGTGATGGAGGCGTCCATCAGGCCCGGGCCGGAGGCGATGAGCTTCTCGAACGAGGTGCGGTCATCACCGTAGAGGTAGATGTCCATCGCGTCCGAGTTCGTCGCGTTGACGATCAGGTCGCCGGAGACGTCGAGCAGGCCCGCGAAGGTGCCCTGCACATCCTTGAGACCCACGAGGTAGGTCTTGTTGGTGTCGCCGAACACCGTGGCGTCGACGTAGTCACGATTGAGATTGAGCGTCCACTCGACCTTGTTCGCGACCTTGGTGCCGCCACCGCCCTTGGCCCCGCCAAGGTAGATGGCACCGTTCTTGCCGTGGAGCTTGTCGCCACTGTTCGCGGCCATTCAGCCACTCCTTCTCAGAGAGATTGGTCGGTCCAGACCTCGTACGAGCCGCCGATCTGGTAGATCTTCTTCCCCTCTGAGTCGACGTCGGGGCCGCCCGGTAGGTCGGCAACGCGACGGCAGATGAGGGTTGTCTGCCCATCAACACTGAACTGCGAACCATCGAACGCATCGCTGATGAGCTGGTCGACGTTGTTGGCGTCGACCCCATTCCCTGCGTAGACCCAGATGTCCACCAAGGCCACGATCACGCGGCTTCCCCACAGGCTCCCGTAGGGTGCGGCCACGATGTTGTAGGCCATGAACGGATACCGCGTCTTCGCGGGTGCGAACCCCTCGTGGATCCCGCCGACGAGGGCGGCCTTGAGGGGCACGACAGAACGGGCGTGACGGACGATGCCGCGCTTGATGGCGGCTGACGTGGAGGCCATCTCAGCCTCCCAGCCCGAGGTCTCGAAGGAACGACGAGGCGAGGTTCTCCCAGCCTTGGGTCGTGACCTTGAGACGGACAGGTACGCCGACATCCGAGTTGGCCGACGTCGAAGGACGACCGCCCATCTGGAGTGCCCGCTGCATGATGCCGCGCTGAGCACCCTTGGCCGGATCCATCATCTTGATGATCCGCTCCTTGGACTCGCGCAGTCCCGGACGGAGGAACGGGTGGGGCCGGGTGTGCCGGGACCCGAACTCCTGATCCTTGGCGTAGTTGTGGGTCTCGCCGGGATCGGCAGCTGCCGCCCGCACGAAGCCGTAGACCTCGTTGCCGCGCCGGAACGGACCCTCGGTGACGATGCTCTCCAGCAGCCGTCCACCGATCCGCTCCTGACCAGCAACCGTGATGACGGCCCGGCCCTTGCCAGCCCGCTTCCCGTTCAGCCCGACCTTGCCGAACGCCTCGTACCGACCGGCTGACGAGAGCAGGTCGGACAGCTTGAAGGTCCCGACCCGGCTGTGGATGTCGCCCACGTCAAGCCGGTTGGCACCACCCCAGTTGCGGAACTCCTCGGCTCCGATGAGCCCGGCCGGTGACGAGATCACCGGGGAGTTGCTGTTGTACCTACCCCTGATCTTCTCGGTCTGGCTGACGTACCGCGTCCCGCCGCCGGTCGAGGCAACGAGCTTCCCCTGCCGGGTGTTGAAGCCGCCACCGAAGTTGAGGCCGAAGTTGCGCAGGTTCACCGACCGGGCCGACAGGGTCGAGGGCGGACCCTTGTCGCCCCACTTCGCGACCATCGACTCGATCATCGCGGACCGGGATCGATCAGCCGTGTTGTTCGACTTCCCACGTGGATGCCGGAAGATGTCACGAACCGGGGCGTGCTTGCGGGCTCGGTTCTGGACCTCGTCCAGTGAGAGCCTGACTCCCTCCTCGACGGACTGGAGCAGCGCGTCGGCTAGGTATCGGGCGTCGATGACTCCCATGTCACTCCTTCAGCCGCAGCGAGCAGGAGAGCATGGCGGGCCACGTCTCGTCGGCGGTGGTGTCGGAGACCACGTAGGTGTTCGTCCCGATGTCCGCCCGGTCGCCGGGCCGGATGTCGGTGTCGTGCGGCAGGTACAGCCGGTACGTGTTGACCGTGACCAGCTGGCCGCCGTCGAGCTGGGCCACCGGGGTGGGCGACGAGTGCAGCCATCCCAGCACGCCCTCTGACGGGGTGATATCTGCGAACGAGATCCCACCGCCGTAGGGGTCGTCGGTGGTCTCCAGCCCGGTCTCCTCGCTCCTGCGGTAGATGGTCACGGGCGTGGTCATCGCCATCTCTGCGACGCGACGCACGCCTTCCATCTGCTGTTCGGAGAGGAGCTTGAGCTTGGTCATCGCACCGTCCAGAACTTGAACCCGTCGAGCAGCCATGCCGCCTCGGGCTCGATGTAAGCGAGGTTCTCGGAGGTGATCTTGTCGTCGGCGTTCTCGATCGTGACCTCGGCGACCTTGAGGCGCTTGACCCCGGTCATGCCGCGCGCCTGCTGCTCGCGCTCGCCCAACAGGTGGGTCGCGATCATGGCGACTCCGTCGCGGATCTCGTGCGGCAGGAGGAACTTGTAGTCGAGAGTGACCACGCTCCCGGCCGTCAGGGCCGCATCGAAGATGACCACGCCCTCGGTCCGGTTGAGCGTGTAGCCGGTGTCCTGAAGCATCCCGCTGACGTAGACCTTGGGCTCCTCCGGGCTCGGCGACCAGAACTGGTTCAGGGCGCGGTAGGTACGGGCGTCGGTCGGGTAGAGAACCTCGCCGATCTCCTCGAACTCGTAGCCGTAGGCGTAGGCGATCTCGGCCACGGGCTTCATCAGGCCAAGCGACGGGAGGATCATTCCGAACAGCCCGACCCCTGTCAGGAGCAGGCTCACGATCTCCACGTACCGCTCCGTGTTGTTGATGAACAGCTCGGGCGGCTCGACATGGACGTACTGGGTGTTCGTCACCCGGATGTTGATCTCGGTGACCGACTTGATCGGCCAGCTGTACGGGTAGACGCGGCGGCTGCCGACGTCGAAGTCGTTCTCAGGGAGACGCCAGACGTGCTGCTCCGGATGCTCGGGGGTGATGACACCGCCAAGGAACGAGAACGGCCGGGGGAGCTTCGGGACGGCACAGTAGCCATCGGCGATGGCGGAAGCCCGGGCCATGATGGATGCCAGCTCGACGTTCTCGATGCCTTCGAGGTCGATGCCGAAGCCCATCGTCCGGTACTTCTCTGGCGTCAGGTACATCGTCATGCGCTACACTCCCTTGCAGAAGGGGTGCCATAATGCCTAAAGGCGTTTATGTTCGCCGAACGAACCCAATCGCCAACCTGACCAAGCGGGGGCATCGCAAGCCACGCCCGTGGCAAGACAGGTTGTGGGACAAGGTGGACAAGACTGACAAGTGCTGGATCTGGATCGGCGGCAAAGCGAAGGGATACGGGAAGATCAGGCTTGGCCCAGAAGAAGGCAACCGACTGATCGCCGCCCATAGAGCCTCTTTCGAGATCAGGAACGGACCTACACCCGAAGGAATGCACGTTCTCCACACTTGCGACAACAGGGCTTGCGTGAACCCTGACCACCTTTACCTCGGTTCTGAACTCGATAATGCTCGGGATCGCGTCCAGCGCGGACTTCAGGTTCATGGTTCTCGTCATCCGTTCTCGAAGCTGACCGATGAACAGGTGTCCGAGATCCGATCGCTCGGCGAGATTGCCAGCCCCGGCAAGCTCGCCAAGCGATACGGAGTCTCGTACTTCACGATCAGGCGCGTGCTGAACGGGGAGACCTATCGGCCATCCCGTTCTTAGACAACCTTGACCCTGACTTTGTTGCTAAACTGGGGCGCCTTCACGGCCATGCCCCACATCCCGAAGATGATGAACAGGTGGGTCAGCTGGCCCGACAGCCCGATCGGGATGTCGAGGACCGTCGGACCGTCAGTGCCGAGGAACGGCAGGCTGATGGTCTGCTCGTCCAGCAGGTAGAGATCGCGGACCAGCTCACCACCGTTGAACGCCCCGTCGGAGTTCGTGGTGTTGTAGGCCCCGATCGAGTCGCCCGGGACGATGGCGAACGGAACCGCGCCGGAGATCGTGTTGATCTCGGCGGCCGTGACACCGACCCCGATGTTGACCTGATTGGGGACGAGGATCCGGGTCTTCTCGTCCTGCTGCTCGTTGAAGGTGTTCTTCTCCAGCGGGTGGCCCCAGAGGATGCTGGGGTTGCTGCCGCCGGACTGCACGATCTCCACGACGGCCGCGTCGACCCCCTTGCGGATCAGCTCCGGGGTGGACGCAAGCACGTCGACGTTCTTCGCGCGAGCGGTGTTGAGGTGATACCGGATACCGGTGAACCCG